ATATAAAGCGGAAATGGAGCTAGACTCTTTTAACAGGGTAACTGAAGAAGCGATTGAAGGATATACGCAGAGGATTGATGCTGTAAACGATCTTATAAAGAAAATCGAAGGAGACTTGCCCGATGAAACTTATCGTCACTTACGAGAGAGTGATGATAAGCTAATTACGGTTTCAAGAGAACGTATGTTGGACATACAGGCTAAAAGAAGAGACGAGTTACAAAAACAGTTAATCGAAACGGAGAGAAGATCTTACGCAGATAATCCTGAAAGAATAAAACGTGAGACAGCCCTTAACAAAGCTAACGACGCACTGCTTAAACATCGAGATGAGTTTATCTCTAAAAACCCTGAGATGAGTGAGTTCCTCGAGATGCGAGATGTCGACGAGATTACAGGTGCTCTTAGACTAGAAACACTTGTTCCAGATTCTGTTTTCGAAGATCAAACAACAACGGCTCTGTATATGCTGAAACAAGAACTAGCTCTTGCTCAGAAAAAAGGACTTAGCGGTATTATTATGCCCGACTATAGAAACATTGCTGCACTTAGAAACGCAGAAGGTGAGGTTGCGGACGCTACATTTAAAAGAACATATGAAGTGGCTCCAGAAAAGCTTGTGAAAGAACTAGAGGAACTGGGTTTCGAGGTTGGTAAAGTTGATGTTAAGTACGGTGAGCTTGAATCCAGAGGCTTTGAAACATTACCATCTAGGTACATTAAAATTCCTGAGAACATGCCTGACTTTGAACCTGAAATTAAACTCGCTAAAGGTGGCCTTGTAACGAAACAAGTGGTATAAAAAACTATGTCAGAATCAGATATTGAAAAACTAGGTGCGCTTGTAGCGGATTCTATGGGACCCGGCGGTCCTGAAATGCGGTCTTCAGAAACCGAGACTGAGCCAACTCCTATTGAGCTTGAAGAAAACTTAGAGGATATGCTCGGCGTTGTTTTCGGTGAGGACGGTCAAGCGCAATTTGTCATGCCCGGTGAAGAAGACGAGGCGATAGAGCTTGTTCACGATAGTAACCTAGCGGAAGACTTAGAAGAGTCGGTGCTTTCTAAAGTAGCTTCTGAGTGCTTGGAAATGTTCGAGGACGATCAGAACTCAAGAGACGAGTGGCAATCAGCGTTATCCAAGGGTCTTGATCTGCTTGGTATTCGTTACGAGGAACGTGACGCACCGTTCTCTGGTGCGAGTGGTGTAACACATCCGTTGATTTCTGAGTCGGTCACACAGTTTCAGGCACAAGCTTACAAAGAACTATTACCTGCCAATGGCCCTGTCCGTACAAGTATTGTTGGTCTCGAGTCGCCACAGGTTGTTGAGCAAGCAAATCGGGTAGAAAACTTCATGAACTATTACGTCATGGAGGTTATGGAAGAATATGATCCTGACATGGATCAGATGCTGTTTTATCTACCGTTGTCTGGTTCAACATTTAAGAAAATCTATTTTGATCACATCAAAGGTCGGGCGGTGTCTAAGTTTGTTCCGGCTGAAGATGTTGTTGTTCCTTATTCAGCCACTGATTTACGCACAGCGGAGCGCATTACGCATGTGACGAAGATGAGCGAGAACGATGTTCGTCGTTTGCAGGTCTCTCGTATCTATCGTGATATAGACTTACCGGGTCCTGGATCTTCTTACGACACAGATAACGAGCTTCAAGATAAACGAGACGAGTTAGATGGTATGCGTCCATCTTATTCTGATGATGTGTACACGATCCTGGAAATGCACACACACCTTGATCTTGAGGGTTTTGAAGACACCGATGATGATGGGGAACCAACAGGTATCAAGCTTCCTTACACAATTACGATTGAGCGCGATTCTGGGAAGGTTTTGTCTATTTATCGTAACTATGAAGAGATGGATACTGAGAAGCGTCCTCTTCAACATTTTGTGCATTACAAGTTTTTACCGGGTCTAGGCTTCTACGGCTTTGGCTTAATCCACATGATTGGTGGTTTGTCCTACGCGGCGACATCTATCTTACGTCAATTGATTGATGCTGGTACGTTGTCGAACTTACCTGCTGGTTTCAAGATGCGTGGTGTTCGTATCCGTAATGACGATGAACCACTTCAGCCGGGCGAGTTCAGAGATATTGATGCGCCTAATGGAGATATTCGTAATGCGATTCAAACTTTGCCGTACAAAGAACCGAGTGGCACACTCTCTCAACTTCTGGGTCTTTTGGTCGATAGTGGTCGTCGCTATGCTTCTATTGCTGATACCGCTACAGGCGATATGAACTCACAGGCTCCGGTAGGCACGACAGTTGCTTTGCTGGAGCGTGGCTCACGGGTCATGAGCGCGATACACAAACGTTTGCATTATGCACAACGTCAGGAGTTCAGACTTCTTACAAAGATTATTGCTGAGACGACAGAAACATATCCGTATGCTCTGAATGTACCGCCGGAAACATTTAAGCAGGACTTTGATGGTCGTATTGACATCTTACCTGTTTCAGATCCGAACATTTTCTCTATGGCGCAACGTCATGCTTTGGCGCAGACACAGTTGCAAATGGCGGCGCAGAACCCAGAGCTTCATAATTTGCGTGAAGCATATCGTCGTATGTACGAAGCTTTGGAAGTTAAAAACATCGACGCGATATTGAAGCCGGAAGAAAAACCGCAGCCGATGGATCCTGCCACAGAAATTTCAACAGCTTTCAGTGGTAAACCGTTTGAAGTGTTCCCGAACCAGGATCAGACGGCGCACTTGGCGGCGTATGTGGCTGCTCTGGTTAGCCCTGTTGTTAAAGAGTCACCGCCGATTAAAACACTTTTGATGTCAAAAATGTTACAGAGAATTGGCTTTTTGGCGCAACAACAAGCTCAACAGCAGGTTCAGATGCAGTTACAACAGCAGGGTGTTAATTTAGCACAATTGCAACAAGTTAATCCGATGATGGCACAGCAGGTTCAGATGCAGTTACAGCAACAAATGATGACGCTTGTGCCACAGCTTAACGCACAGCTTGTCCAGCAGTATCTACAGCAGGTTTCTCCGCAACCGAAGACGGATCCGCTAGTTGGTATCCGACAAGCAGAAGTTCAGTTGCAAGCGCAAGAAAACCAGCGTAAGATGCAAAAAGATGCAACAGATGCGATGCTTGAACAGGCGAGGATTGAACAGTCGGCACAGCAAGCGGCTGACAGGTTACAAACTCAACTCGAGATCGCGGGAGAACGCAACGAAATTAACCGCGAGCGAATCGAAACGCAAGAAGACATTGCGGTCATGCGAGAGCTCGGAAAGAGGACTAACTAATGCTACAAGGACTCCTTGGCCCAATTACAAGTCTTGGTTCGACCTTTCTGAAGAATAGGGCGGAGCAAGCGGCGGCAAAGCAAAAGCTTAAAGTCGCAAAGATCGAGGCTCAAGTTAAAAAAGTAGAGAAGGACGGAACCTGGGAAGAGAAGGCGATGGATGCGTCTGCGGACTCGTGGAAAGACGAGGCGTGGACGATTTGCTTTATCTTGATCATAATTGCGTCCTTCGTTCCTGCGGCGCAACCTTATATGCAACAAGGTTTTGATTTCCTTCGGACAGCCCCGGAATGGATACAGTGGGGTATACTAGCTAGTATCGGCGCGAGTTTCGGCTTGAAGTCGATAGGAAAGCTGAAGGGGTGAGGTGGCTCATGTCTTTCATCTTCGAAATAGTGAACGAAGGAGATGGAAGAGGGTTCAATCGTTTCGCGACTGATGACAAAGCCCCTGCTCAGTGGGCAGGTCGTTGGGCTGATTTTTATCAATCAAAGAAACACCCTATGACTTGGCGGGTTCGTAAAATGTTGAAGAAAGTGGCGAAGTAATGGGTTTAGGAAAACTTTTTCGAAAAATAAATGATCCCATGACCGCAAGAACTCCGATGGATTTCTACGGTAAAAGGAGAGATGTTTTAACGGGTCGCCAGCCGTCCGCACAAACCATGAAGCAAAATGTAGACTCTCGGTTGGCTGAATTACGTCAAATGCAATCAAGACAACCTACGTCTTATGGGGGAATTGAGTCCTTTATGTCGTCTCTTCCTCGTCGCCCTGTTTTTCAACCTTTTGTTGAACCGCAACCAGAACCAGAACCAGAACCACAGCCTATGAACCCAGCAATGCAGTCGTTTGTGAATCAGTCTGTAGCGGGTGCACCGATAAATGTTCCGGTGTCACAGGAAACAATAAATCAAGGTATCGGTTCTATGCTACCTGACTTTTTACAAGACCCCCAAAATATGCAAAGCTTTTTACAAGGATTGAGGTTACCGATATGAAAACACCTATGGATAAATTACCTAATAAAGGCTTACAAGCGTTGGTTAAGTCCGGCGAAAAAGGCAAGCAAGCTGTCGAACAAATGGGTTTCGCAGATGGCGGTATGGTCAAGGCTGAACGTTGCCCACACCGTGACGCTCCTGTTGAAACAGCCCACACCCCAGCTTCAGTAACAGGCATCAAAGGTGCTGGTGCTGCTGTAAAGGGCGTTGGCTTTAAGGGTGTTTTTTAGAGATCTGTCATGAAAGTACGCATTGAGATAGACACTGCTGATTTTGCATCCATACCCGTACCTGTTGATATGGGTGGTGGTAATGGAGACAGTTGCCCTGTTGCTACGCAGGACATGGACGTTAATTTGGAGAATCGTCAAAAAGCTATTGATGAGTACGATTACGGTCCTCTTGATCCTGGTGTCGATGATACAGGTCAAAACGATAAGTTTTGGACAAAAATAGCAGACACCTTTAAGGCAGACATGGATTCTGCTCTTGAGTCTCGTTGTGCTAATTGTGCGGCGTTCAATCAAACATCCAAAATACTTGAGTGCATTGCCAAAGGTATAGGATCAGAAGGTGCGGATGACCCTTATGATTCTATACAAGCTGGTGATTTAGGTTATTGTCAGTTTTTGAAATTCAAATGTGCTTCACAACGTGTTTGCACAGCATGGGTTTCTGGTGGTCCTATAACCGACGAAGATATGTCGACTAAAGGCGATTTATTGTGAATGTAGTTGACTTTATCAACAAATACCGCAAAAGTCTTAATCGTCGAGCAGACGATATTACGGAAACTGTTTCAAGCGGGTCAGTAAGAGACATGGAACAGTACCGCAGTTTGGTAGGTGAGCTTCAAGGTGTCTCATTTGCTTTAAATGAACTTAACTCCTTGCTGAAAGGTTTTGAAACTGATGACGAAGTTGATAGTCCCTGATTACATTGCTGCACAACAAGAAGCAAAAAAGCAAGCCGAATCCCGAAGTGTCCTAGAACGTGTACCTCAACCAACTGGTTGGAGGATTCTTGTTATGCCTTACAGAGGAAGAGACAAGACAGACGGTGGTGTCTATATACCTGACGCTTTTGCCGACAGAGAAGCTTTAGCTACTGTCGTGGCATACGTTGTTAAGGTAGGTCCCTTGGCATACAAAGATCCTGACAAGTTTGGTGAGAACATGGCGCCTTGG